TTACCGACGACATGAGATAGCCGCAGAAGTCCACCAGCGAATCCCCCTCACGCTTTATCGCCAGTGCTTCTTCTGATTTCTGCTGCTCATATAAAAGGCGTCTGGCTTCGTCCTGATCAGCAAACCGTGTAAGCAGATGACGAATCACTACAGCAAGCTCACCTTCTATTTTTTCCGGCAGCATCGGATCGCGTTCGTTTTCCGGTACAACCTCCGAAAAATTGAATATCACACGACGACGTGAGATCCCCCCGCTGCGGTCACTGAATGACATGGCGCTGTTGTTAACCGCCAGCACAACCGCCGGAATACGCGTTGAGTATGGCGCTTTGTGTTTCGGGTCAATTGCCACCTTGTCACCGCCCGTAATGGCCTTTATCCCTGCACCATCACCCGCGTAGCGGGTCATATCCGGCAGAATAATCAGTGAAAAGCCAACCACTAATGCGCGTTCCCTTGCATCCTCCAGTGCCTTCATGCTTGCCGATACCGTGTTGGCCTTACCTGCCAGCATGGTACAAATCTCCGCCATAACACTTTTACCGCTTCCACCAGGACCTGTTACCTCAATGAATAACTGCCAGTCGTACCGGTTCGCCAGCACCATGAATAACGCCGCCAGTACGCGATCTGCCTTGCGGTCATTCTCAGCCACCGAACGGCGCAACCACTTCCAGAAATTCGGCGCATGTGTTGCCAGCGTTTCCCCCTCTGCTGGTGGGCTGAAAGGTAATTCACTGGCAATTAACAACCAGTCGTTTTTGTTATGCTCCCGAAAATTACCAGTTCTGGTATCAAATACCCCGTTACTGAATCCAATCAGGTTACGGGCTGCATTCCCCATTACGGGCAAACTTAACTTCATGGTATCGACCGCCGATTTGATGGCGTTCTGCGAATAGCTGATTTCCGCATCAATAAAAATCTGCGCCATAGTCCGCTGTAACTCTTTATCCTGTACCGGCTCCCATACAACACCGTTGTAGTGGTGAACGGTGTCAGAATCCGCATTGATTGCCAGTTCACCGCCATAATGTGCCAGGAGAACTTCGCCGCGCTGGCTTGCTCCCATCTGGTTAAGTGCCAGTGGTGTCGCGCTGTCTTCTGTTTTTTTCTTTGCCGGAAACCGGATAATCAGTCCGTCATCAATGTTTTTACGCTCACGGGCAAGGTATTCACGCCAGTTCTCACACTTCTGGCTGTGCATGCCATCAGGGTAATAATTCGCATTCTGTATACTTGCCGCCGCCAGCTTCTGACCAATTGCCTTAACCATTACAGGATCTAACTGTCCGGCTCTGAATATGCGCGCGGATGTGCGCCCATCAGGCACTATTTGCAGATTTCCGATCTCTTTCAGTTGTTCATCAGCCAGCACAACAGGTGGCTCATTATCTCCAGCCATACGCGCATCGTGTTCCTGCCATTGTTTCGCGTGTGCCCAGGCATCACTACCCGCGAAAATAATTACCTCTGTGTCTTTGTGTTTTATTCCGCGTGGCTGTTTTTTTACGTTCGGTGCCAGTTTCATTTTTTCCCCCCTGCAACCAGCATTTCACGGATTTTGCGGATATAGCTTGCTGCACGTTTTTGATTTACGGCTTTATAATGGTCCACCAGCGTAAAATCACGGCGGTAGGTGATATTGCCTGGCGTAACGTGACGAATAACCACTCGTCCCCCACGTCTGGTGTCGCGGTAAATATCTCCGAGTCTGATTTCAGGCCGAGAGAGACCGCTGGCAGTAAAGCCAGAATTTTTCTTTTTCATAGTTTTATTTTCCTGTCAGCAGTTCCGGTTTTATTTCCGCACGAATACAGAGTTCAGAAAAAATTCAGGAGAACCAACAATCTCATTACTTTTCAGTCGGCATTGTGATTTCACTTTCCCTTTATCCAGGTAAACCAGTACGCGTCCGGTGAAATCATCTGGCACATTAAGCACTACGGGTACATGCGCTTCATGATTATGCATGGCTTACATCCTCCGTGAATTTTCTTCTGTAACGCGTCTCTGCCACATATTCCGCATAGTCCGACGCAATACTAAGAATCATTTCACCCTCTGACTTGTAGCCACTGGTATTGATAAGAAAATATGCAGCTTTCATCATGTCAGCAACGCTCAACAATGCGCCCGCTGCATCTTCCGGTGCGCCATCAAATTCCCGTTTCAGGGAATTAAAACGATCATCACGCATGTTTACCCCCCCCTGAATGACCTGATAACCGCAACTGGTCAGCAATTCGATAAATTCCGGCAGTGTGCCGAAACAGCAATCATCACGCAGACGTTCGCGGGATACTTCAACGCCGTTTTCGTAGTGACTCACCATGCGTCCGGTAAAATGCAGATCATCATCGTGATGGCACGTTGACGGCTTAATCAGTCGCGCACGTTCCGCCAGTTCCAGCAATGCTTCAACGCTTCCGGCAATTGCACCATCCGGCAGGTGATAATTACTTACCACGCGTCCATTCTCCACGTTGACCAGTAGCTGCCCGGAAAATATCTCGTCAAACTGAATGCTGTTAAGGTCAGAAATTGACAGGTTATGCATGGTGCACCTCCTGCACATCAGCCATGATAATTTTTCCGGCCTTATCCAGTGCCTGATCGGCTTTTAGCTGCACAAATGCTAAATAATGGAAGATGCATTCTGATTCTCTGGCTGCGTGTTTATGCGCCACACCAGCGATAGCAGAAATCTCAATAAGTGAATCCATCAGCGTTTTGATAGCGTCTACCGCTGCATCAGGCCATGTTGCATTACACATGTTCCACCCCCTGACGAATACGGGCGGCGAATACCATCACGCAGCCAACTGGGGATTGCTGGCGTGCTTCCTGTTCGCTGGTGGCCTCAATGGTAATCACGCGCGGTTGTGCCGTGCTCAGGGCGATAAAACGCCAGGTGAATTTATTCAGGTTGTGCAAGTCCCGCCCTTGCGGGTGTGTGGTATGATTTCTCATAGCTACCTCGATACTGTTGCTATCGTTGGTGGTCAGAGGCTGCGAAAGGACGGCAATCCTTTTCAGCCTCGTTTGCATTGAGTGATAAACACTCAACTGGATTCCAGTATAATCACTAAGTGGAATCCACTTCAAGCGTTTTGTTTTGGTCTTTTTCGTGTATACTGGATTCCAGTAATCACAAAGGGAACCAGAAATGGAAAGAGACCATATCAATAACAAATCACAGAAATTACAGGCTCGCGCCCCGCATGAAGTTGTTGAGGCTATGGAGCAAGTAAAAGAAACAGGCGAGAGCACTGCGCAATTTATCGTTACAGCCATGCGAGGCGAGATCAAACGCCGCCAGCGCCGCAAGGCCAAAGAAGCGGAATAGTCCACCAGCAAGCCAGCACACTGATCACATTGCCCACCAGCCAACAAATCGCTATGATGTTTGGGCTTATGTTTAGTGTTTTCCCATTGGCGACCTCTGATCCGGGTCGCCTTTGTTTTGTCACTGAATGCGGTTGCCAAAGTAAAACTCAGGCTGATATTCACGTATCAGCCTTTTTTCTTCTTCCTCCAGCTCACGCTTTTTGCGCTTACATGCCTGTAGCTCCCTCCCCTTCTGACTGGCACTTAACTGATATTGCTCTTTACGGCGAGAAAAGTCCTGTAATGCGCCCCACGGGATACCATAAGCCCCCGTTTTTCTGATTCCTGGTATCACATTCCTGAATACCCAGTTACTGAAACGATGGGCGAACGTGCCAGGAGTAACAGCTTTCCGACTTCTGGCGATCAGCTTGTAAAAACCGGATTCAGAAATGAGGCTATGATTTGGATTTCCTCGAATACCGTAGCTTAAAGCGACGGTTTTCTTTTCATCCGCATCTAGTGCTTTTAGAGCATCGCGTGAGTTACTTATTTCCAGAGCAACACAAACATCCTTTGCAACAAACCACGGATCGCCGTTCAGATACACCACGCGAACGTTCACACTATCAAAGCGCAGAACGACCAGATCACGAAAATCACAGAATTTTTTTACATGACGTGCGTCACCCTTGCCCGTCACGGCAATATTTTTATTCATTTCTTTTTTACCTCACATACAAAAAACCCCGCATTGCACGCGGGGTATGAAAGATATTATTAGTGGGGATTGGCCTGTTCTCGTTGTTTATCTAACCATGCTTCTACATCTCTACGGTGCCAGGTATGTCGTCGTCCAATTCTGAACGGCTGAGGAAAACCATTATTCTCATCTTTCCAGAAATTGATGAATGCACTCATTGCTCCATATCGCAAGATTTTCATTACGTCTTTAGTAAATAAAATATCTTCATTGGTATTCATTTGCTGAACCTCCTCAACCATTTACTACTCTTAAACCTTTCATACCACCGGATCTATTAATTACCCCTTTTCTCGCATCATCAAAAAAATCACCGACCCATTGCATCATGATCTTACGCTGTTCTAGATAAATAGTTCTATTATAAATATCTCTTATTTTATCACCACTTTTATGCGCCAATGCAGCCTCGATTACATCGGGGTTAAATCCCTCCTCATTTAAAAGCGTACTCCACATTGAACGAAAACCATGTAACGTTACAATCCCTTTGAACTTACTGGCAGCAATTGGGGTCTTGATAGTATTCCTCCCCATAGGCGCATCTTTTGTTCTGGAGGAAAAAAACACATAACGCCCTCTTTTTATTTCCTGCATTGTTCTGAGGATACTAATAGCCTGTGATGACAAGGGAACAACATGTTCACGATGGCATTTCATTTTATGCGCGGGGATAATCCACAAGCCAGAATCAAAATCAATCTCTGACCACTCTGCTTTAATCGCCTCACCTGGCCTGACCATTGTCAATATCTGGAATAAAAGTGCATTATGAGCTATTTGATAGGTATGAGGCACACTATCCCACCAGCTCAGAAATTCAGGCAATCTTTCAACAGGTAGTGCTGCTAATGATTTATTTTTCTTTCCTGTGAATGCAGTCTTTATCTTAAGTAATGGATTTGCTTTCAATGCTCCACAATTTACAGCATAATTCATAATTTCATTTAATCTTGATATTAATTTTTTTTGCAACGCATTCTTATCGGATACGGCATCCAGAGCATTAATAGCTACTGGTGCTGTAATTTTTTCTATACTGTACTTACCAAAGAAAGGAACAAGATATTTGTATACTTCATATTCGATATTATACAGCGTAGGTTTCCGCAATTCAGATCCCTTTTTAAAAGCGAACCATGCATTAGCAACAGCTTCAAATGTCTGTAGATTTTTTAGTGACATCTCAATTTTACGATTTTTCTTCTCCGTCACTGGATCAACTCCACGTGCAATCATTCGCCGAAGTTCATCACGTACTTCCCGTGCTTCCGCGAGTGAGAATTCAGGAAAACGTCCTATCGTGTATGTCTGCCGTTTCTTCGTTATCGGATGGCTATAACGGAAACGCCACACTTTCCCACCGGCTTTACTCACATTCAGCAATAAACCGAACCCATCATAAACGGCATAGTCCTTTTCACGTGGTTTCATCCCCTTAACTTCAGTCACGGTTAATGGCTTTACCGACATCTATCGCCCTCATTTTTTAGTCCGTCATGTAGTCCATTCAAGCCAATAACAAGCGATAAACTAACTCATTATCAAGCAAAGAGAGGAAACTCATAAAATCACAACTCATTGAAAAGACTATGAAACGACACCAGAACATACAAACAGGTAAGAAATGTACCCTACATCCAAAATGACGCAATCCGGGAGTTTCGTGGCGTTCCGGTGATACTGCCGTCCGCCGCCGCCCGTTCACCTTCACGAAGCCAGATCCCCTGGTTATTCAGTTCGCGTTTCTGCTCAGGGGCAATCAGCCCGCGACAATGCGGACACATCAGACGGGCAGCCTGACCGGCAGCCACAAAATCCGGGTTATTCCGGTATCCGGTCATGTTATCCATCACCGGCTGAAAATATTCCCCGCAGTGCGGACACGGCCAGTACCACCGGCGGCGGTCTCCCCGGTTATACAGTGACAGGATCCCCGTTGTTGGCGGTGCCTCATGTGCGCCACCACAACGCCATTTGGTATCGGTGATATCCCGCCCCGGTGAACTCTCGACCAGGGTCATCCCCGAGGACATAAAGGTGGTGGTACGCTTTGAGGCCAGCGTGAAGGCATCCCCTTCCCCGTCCACATTTTCAGGGAAACGGTCATAATCCGTCAGCGCCACACGACGGTAATCCGAAGAGGAAAAGACGGTGATCGACGGCCAGCCAATCTTCAGGAAGGAGCCGTCAAGAAACATTTTATCGTGGACGTTGTTGTCATTACGGGAAGGACTGAGGCGCTTGCTGACCTCCGGACTGTGGCGAAACGTCCTGGAAAGACGCGTTCTGGAATGCTCACGCGCCTTCGTCTCAGTCATCTGCACCACCAGCATATCCGCCGGATCACAGATGATGCCGTACACAATCCAGCCATCAATCAGCCCTTCGGTTTTCCCGGTTCGCGCAGGTCCCACAAACACCACCGCGTCATATTCACGGGCTGATAATGTATTAATGGGGTCAATCATATAGGGCGTCAGCGATGACTCCCACGGACCGGAAGTATTGGCTCCCCGTGGAACCCGCATATAACGCCTGATGGCTTCCGCTACTGGTAACCGGCTGGGTGGGCGAAACAGCGAGGCCACTTCGCGCCAGATATCGGATGCGCGGCTATGGCTCTCGTTCACCTGATTCACATATCGGCCTCATCACAACAGTCAATGACTGCCTTTTCCAGTGTGTCGCGGATCTCATCAACCACAATCTGTACTTCATTCAGTTGTGATGCAGTCCACCCCCTGTCCCTCTCCAGCCGGTCAGGCCAGGTTTCCAGTACCTGAACTATCGCTTTCACCACGACAGAAAAGGACCGCCTGACATCACTGACTGGCACAAGCTGAACAGTTTCATGCTGAAATTTAAGACGCTCGCGCTCGGACTGATACCATGCCTTACGAGCGTGAGGATCCATATCCTCATCTTCGGAAGATGGTGGTTTTTCCAGCAACGAAGTTATCAAATCCGTCAGGAGATACAGTTTTTTCTTTTCATTACTGCCTGGTGCAAGAGGAACATCCGCCATTCTGGCGGCAACAGTCTGCCGGTGCAGACCTGAAAGGGCTGCCAGTTGATTAATATTTAACTTCATATTTTTCAGCTCGCCGTCCATTTACATCCCTCCACATAAACCGCAGAACAGAAGTGACTCTGTTTTTTTGTAAAGAAATGCCGCCATATAAAGATGTCGAACAAAAAACAACCACAATCATCATCTTTTTAATACTAACAGCATTAAAAACAACAAGTTACCATCATGATGATGATGACGATAAAATCACAAAAATGCGCCTTTTTCCGCGCCCGCCCGCCCCGTGTTCAGGCCCACCCCACCAGGAGGACCCGCAAAAATGATAATGGTTATCATTTGCAACAAAATCCAGTTTCTTCCACCATCGCACCGGACTGGCGACTATGAGGGGACAACACCGCGCTCCGTTAACGCGGTAAACCCCGGTGTGTATCGTTTTTGATTATCCCCGCACACTCTCGCAGAGGAGTCTCCCTGTCGGGCTGCGGTCTCTGTTAATGCAGGAATACGGCGACAATACCGCGCATGAATAATAAGGTCGCTCAACACACTGGCTGTAATGCAGCGGATACCATGCGGCATTTAGCGGCATTCATCGTACACTCAACGGTTAGCTCTTCATTCGTGGCATTCACCTGAAAGGTCCTGGAGTGTAATTGCGTACATTTACCACTGAACGAACCTTCAACAAGAACACGACCACGCTGCAAAATACGGAACGGAATTGTTCCCTGAAAAGGCTTTACGGTTACCAATAATTTCTTCATGCATTCTCCGAATAACAAAAATACTAGTTAATACACTGAGTGCGGATATATTCCTGAAGCATTCTCAATGCTGCCTGGTCGCTGATGATTCCGTCTCTGATACCGAGAACGTTTCGTCCAGCAACCGGAGAGAGTTCGACGG